GGAGACAGGACGATGGCAAAAGGAGCCGGGAGTCTATGGACGGTAGAGCGATGCCAGAAAGCACGGTCCCTGTATGAGGACGGATGGTCACTGGCTCTCGCGGCGTCAGAGCTTGACTCGAACACATGGAGGGTCGCCCAAGCGATTCGGATGGCGGGAGGAACGATTCGGTCGCGGGCGTGGGACGCAGAACGACGAGCCGAAGCTCTCGCCCTGTACGAAGGAGGGGCGACCCTTGATGAGGTTGCGAAGGCTCTCCAGTCAAACGACCACAGGGTAGCCGAAGCGATTCGGCAGGCAGGTGGAACGATTCGAGGAACAGGGGCACCGCTGCAACGCAATAGTCACTGGAAGGGTGGCCGCCATGTTGACAAGAATGGGTATGTTCTCCTGAAGCGTCCAGATCACCCGGACGCGGACTGCCACGGGTACATCCGAGAACATCGGCTGGTGATGGAACAGAAGATCGGGCGAAGGCTCCTCCCTGAAGAGGTCCCACATCACTTGAACGATGATCACGCAGACAATCGGCCTGACAACCTGGAGCTGTACCCATCCAACGGGAGCCACCTTTCGCGGACACTCGCAGGTCACTGCCCGAAATGGTCGGTAGCAGGGAAGGCCGCCCAGAACGCAGCGCGGGAAGCTCGGATACAGAAGACCAGGATGCTCCGTCAAGTACCCGATGGCCCCCTGTCACCAGCAGCTGCTGGCCGGATTGTGAGGCGAGTCGAAGCAGTGGTTCCGGTCCTTTGCGTACCGGAGGACAGGCGGCAGCAATGACAGGGCCGGAAGCCCCAAGGGCGTAGACGTGAAAGGGCAGTCCCAGCTCCCATCGTTGGGCTACCGTCCAACTCGTCCCTGCGATGGGGTCATGAATCGGAGTGCTCCCGTGCAGGCACTCATTGGGGCCAACGATCCCAACCGTGGGCTTGCCACGGAAGTCAAGCTCGCACCGTCGACGGTAGCCGAGGAAGTTGGTGAGGGAGAGCTGCCGGATGACCATCACATCCTCTTCTTTCTCATGTCTCCACCTCCACGAACCTGACGCGTTCCACAAGATCGACCACGCACAGTTCTCCCATGCTGCACCAGAAGGTGGGGTTGTTGGGGAACCCCCAACGGATAAGCCCGCCGCGCTCATTGGCCAGGCAGAGCCGTACCGGGCTCTCAGGGTCAGGTGGGTCGACACGAAAGGTATCCCCTGGTCGAAGGTCACGCGCCAGCATGATCAGAACCCCTTGTCTTCAAGGACAGCCAGTTGGACCAGAGCTTCCTCTTTCAAGGTAGTAGGTGCCCGGGGTCTCGTCCGGTCCCACCCAAGGGTCTCCTTGGTCTCCTGCTTTGGCTTCCGGGCAGAATCAAAGTCCATCTCCTTGCTCATCCATTTCCGCAGCTCCTCTAGTCTCGTGGTCAGCTTGACCCACTCATCGTGGAGCTTGCGCTCCTCGGCCCTCATCTGCTCCAACAACGTCATAGTCCCTCCTTCTCGGCAAACCATTCCGTGATCGCCAGCGTCCCTTCATCGCCCTTGCACGCAAGCTCGGAGTCATCATGGAGCTGGCTCTTGGGTATCCACACCTCCTTATCAAGGTCTGGGATGACAACGAGGACAGCCATAGCCGTCTCTGCCTTGACCTTGCAGCCATCGAAGTAAACGGCATCATGACTTGGGTTGCGTAGCATCCGGTGCCTCCTGCGTTCCTCGGTTGGTTGGCATGACAGGGACCTTGCCTTCGACCAGCGGAGCCTCGGTCTCCTTGCGCGCCAGGCGCTGTTCCAGCTTCTCCAGGTCTCGCTCAAGCCTCGCCCTCTTGCGGCGGGTAGGACCATCTTGGATTCGAGCCAGCTCCTTGCGCCAGTGCTCCTGCCCCTCCCGTATCCTCTTCTCGGCCGCCTTGACGGGGTCCTTGCGCAGGTCTATCAACCCCGCGGCGAGCCTGTGCTCCGCAGCCTCACCGAGGAGTTTCTGACCCGAGGTGATGAGGGCCCTCGCCTGGCGTTCAGTGGCAGACGCCAACGCCAGGGCATTCTCCTTCGTTTGCTCGGCACCACCAGCCTGTCGCTGGGCTTCCAGGAGTCCCGCCTCCAGCCCTTGCATGTCAGCAACCCGCGCCTTCTCCAGGTCTGCTATCTCATCGACCACCCCTGCAAGCTCAGCCTTGAGCGCAGCCACGCGCTCCTTCAGGGTGTCGACTGGTGTACGGTTTGGATGATTCATAACTCCTCCGGGTTGTCATAAGGGCAAATGCACAATGTGGGCTTCGGGTTCGGTCTTGCGAATGATACTCACCCAGTCCTTCATTTGTGCGCCTCCTTTGAAACGAGCCTCCAACACAGAGGCGTCAAAGGTCATGTCCATGAACTTGACCCCGCCCGGCTGAAAGGCCAGCATGGCCAGCCCCTCCGACAGCACATTGAACGCCTTGGCCGCTGAACCCTTCTTGCCGCCATACATGAGGACGTCTCCATGAGCGCCCATGTAGAAGGCGAGAGATTCCTGCCGCCGCATGACACCGTGGTCGCCGCAGGTCGCGCAGCCGTGTGCTACCCCATGGCACTCGAGGCACGGCACGAGGTCAGTAGGCTTCGGGCGCTTGTCCTCCGGCAACTGGAGCATGTCCAGCACCCGCAAGGACACGGTCATGGGTAGCATGATCTGGAGGAGGCTCTCTGCCTGCGTGCCAGAGCCGTTACTTCCGTGCATGTCGCCTCGCCTTTCTGATCACCCGCTCGTAGGTAGGAGCGATACCCCGCCCGGTCAGCCACACAACCCGCTGCTCCTGTGTCAGGCTGTCGCCCTGTAGCATCACGAGGCTGCCCAGCTGCCACGGCATCCACGCCATCTGTAGCGATGCCATCGCCACACAGACCGGGTCCAGGTCACACATGACCACTTGGGTTCTGTTGAGCGCCCACTGCCCGTGCATGCGATGGACCTCGACCAGCGAGTGGATCATCATCACACCCGAGCCGCAGCATGGTTCAAGCAACCGACACCCGCCCTGCTTCCGCCACACGTCCTCGGGCAAGTCACCGACGGACATCTTCGCCATGCACGCCGCGACACTGTCCGGCGTGAAATACTGGGCGAGGTTCCTCGTGTCCCGCACCGAGTAAGCCTGGTATGCCTCGCCTAGGAGGTCCTGCGGCTCTTGGTGCATCGCCAACCAGAACCGAGAGAAGTGTTCCGTTGCTCCGCCCTTCACCGCGTCGGGTGTCAACTCCCGCACCCGGTCTTGGTACGTCTCCTCATCCCGGCGGACTGCCGCGAACCACAGCTCCAGCACAGCCCTGAACTTGCTGTACCACGAGAGGTGCTGAAGATGCGGTGAGGTGTCCAGCCACCCGAGGAAGGTCAGAACGACGGGGTGCCTAGCCTCATACCTTCGAGCCATCGTCGGTCTCCTGTATCCGCTTGAACAGTTCCAACAGCCGCTTTCGCTCCTGCTTGTCTTGGACTCGCCGTCTGATGTACCGAGCAGCCGCTACCTCGGGCTCAACGGAAGCCAGGCCAGTTCTACGCCTAGCCTTCGCGGGGCTCACGCGAATGGCGGGGCCAAAGAAGACCCGCAGCGCCCCAGCCGATAGCAGCCCCGCCTCGACCCTCCCCCAGTCAACGACGGACTGGTCGTCAATGAATGGCACGACCTTGACCAGCGCGCCCACGACCTTTGGCGAGTAATCCGCGATAATCTCATCCGTCGTTGGCGGGTGACCCCCAGAGCCCCAGGAAGAGACGTCGGGCTCTACCTGAACAAGGGGCAGGGCATCATGGCGGAGAACAACCCGGACCTTCGGCCCACCCCACAGTTGAGATGGGGGATGGATGTCCAGTATGACGAAGCCTCTCTCCTCGTTCCGTTCAGCGAAGGACGTCCTCTCGGCCGAGCCTACGACGTACCTCAACCTGGTAGCACCTACCCACTGGGGCTTGTGGACATGCCCAGCCAGCGCCAGTTGTCGTCCAATGCACCCAGGCAAGACGCCGCCCTCCCCACGATATGGGAAGTCCTGTTCCCCCATCACGGCCCCAGCCAGCACGAGGTGCGCCAGAACCACGGACTCGAGGCAACCGAACATGACCCGCTGGACGTCCTTGTCGTATTCATCGCGGGTGGCATAGATCCCGGGTGACGGGAAAGGAAGGAGCAACAGGCCCCCATCAACCATGGCAGGGCGGTCTATCACGTGAACGTGGGATGGGACGGTCAGGACCCGCAAGCTCTCCAAGGCAGACGGGGCATCAGGGTTGCTTGTGACGTCATGGTTCCCTGCCAGCAGATAGAGGTCAACACCATCGCGCTGGAACTCGTTTGCCCACTGGCTGACCATCTTCCGAACAGCCACAGTAGGCGCAGGCCGGTCATAGACGTCGCCGAGGCAGACCGCAGCCTCCACCATGTACTTCCGGCACACGGCTAAGAACTGGTACATGGCCAGCCTCACGTGGGGCGTCAGGTCGTAGCCAAACAGGGTCTTGCCCAAATGCAAGTCGCCTATGACCGCTACTCGCACGGTGGAGGACCCATCAGATCCAGTGCCTGGTTGACACACCCAACCAGCGTGCCGATCATCTCGTGGCTAGGGGACTCGTAGGCACTGAGCTTGTTGATCACGTCCCGCGCCTGCGCCAGTAGCTCGTGGAGACGCCTCGCGTGTATCACCAGCTGGGTCGCAGCTTGGATAGCCTGGTCGTGCATGTCACTTCCTCCTCTTGCCCTTCTTTTTCCGCTTCAGCGGTAGGAGACCTTTCTCATAGGAGAGCATGATCTCTGCCTGTGAGAACGGCAGGGCCAGCCGGTTCTTCTCCGCGATGATCCGGAGCTTGAACCCAGCCACGTACCTCTTGCCCGCGCGTTCATACGTCACCCGTGCGATGTTCTCCAACCTCAATCGGACGCTGGCGTAGAACTTCAGAGCCCGCCCGCCCGGTGGCTTAGGCTTCTGGTCCCCATAACCAGTAGTATCCGTGTTGTCCCGCACCTGGTTGACACAGAACAAGATGGCAGAGGAACGGGGCATCCTCGCCCCTATCTTGCGTAGAGCAGCCGACATCATCATGGCTCGGATCTGGGCTTGCCGCCCTCGCGTCAGGTTTTCTTCCCCAAGCTCGGCTTTGGTCGACAGGGCAGCCACACTGTCAATCATCCCAACCAGCAACCCATCAGTCCCCGCTACATCCAGCGCCTTGTTCCACGAATCTGAGATACCCTCCACCGTCTCATCATCACCGAGGACCAGCTTATCGAGGTCGACTCCGTATTGCTCTGCCAGCCACTCATCCCAGTTGCCCTCCGACGGGTAGAGAATAGCTCCACCACCCATCCGCTGTGCCTGGGCGATGAGGGCGTACCCAAGCCCTGTTTTGCAGGTGGCCTCACCACCGTATATCTCCACGATGCGCCCAGCTGGCCAGCCCCGCCCCTCCCTGTCCAGCACCAAGTCAAGGTCGGGCACCCCAGAAGGAACAAACGCCCTGGGGTGCCCAAGTTCGCTGTTCAGCCCCGCGTGAACGCGGTCACTGCCCAGGACAGACCGGAGGGCCGACACGACCCGTTCCATGTCGAGGGACGTGTCCACCTCACGGATGATGCGGTCCTTCTTCATCACCCCTCCTTCCTCCACTGCTGGACTCGTGCTATCAGTGACTTGATCCGTTTCTCCATGGACAAGCGCCCGACCTTTATCCCGTCCTCATACCCCGCCTCGTAGGCACAGGCAGCACACTTGTGGCGGCCCTCTCCTGCTTGGCTCTCAGGCAGCCTAGCTAGTCTAGCGAGAGGAACGACCCCGTCGTGGTCAGGGCCTCTGGTACACCCGGCTCTTGAGGATGTTCTTGGCATGTGTCTTCAGCTCCTTGCTGGTCTGCATGAATGAAGGCAGGTCATTCGTGAACGCGTCTCCCAGTTCAACGAGGAACTCCTCATCGTCAAACGGCACCTGCTTGCCTGGGACTAGGACCTTGTCAATCAACGAGAGGAACCTCTGTAGGTCTTCCGTTGGCCTGGACCTTAGCCACTGCCACCCTTCTCCGCTTCTAAGGCTTTGCAGAACGGACAGCGCCTTGCTGACAACGGGTCTTCTGGGAAGTATTGGCGCATCTTGAGGTACGTCCGCAGCAGGCACCCCAGCTCCGCGTACCCGTGCCGGTCGCTTAAGGTGCTGTACAGTTCCTTGAGGACCTTGTCCGTCGCTTGGTGCAGCCAAGCCATCAAATGCCTGCGCTCTAACACGCGTGAGGACTTCGGCGGCTCGGGCTGCCGCTCCTCTGGGGGCTTGCTGGCCTGCTCCTCTCGGAACAGCGCCAGCTCCTCCCGCTCCTGCTCCTCCGTAGACCTTGCGGACAACTCGGACGCGGCTATCAACCTTGCGGACATACTTTGTCCATCGGACTCGGCCCGCAAGATGATCCTCGCCTCTGCTTCTACTTTCCGCACTACCTTCGCTTTGATTCTCTGCTTTCGCTTTCGCATGCTCCCACTCCATCCGCCTGAAGGGCTGGAGGAAACCCGGCAGGCGAGAGACGATGGAGACGAACCCATGCTCCATCAACGCCTTCCGAAAAGCTGACTGGTCAATGCGGCGGGCGAGCCGACCGTATCGATACTGGTCGAGGACGGCTGTCCGCTGTGCCTCGGTGAGCAAGGCACCTGGGGTCATGAGCTTGAGGTTCCGCTCTACCTCCACACGGACCTGCCCTGCATCCATCTTGCCCAGCCCGCCCTGCTCACCAGAGAACCGCAGGATGTCTTCCAGCGTCCCGTGCGCCTCTATCAGCTCCCGGGCCTTCACATCCCCCACGCCCGCCACGCCCTTAATCCCATCCTCGCCCCCGACTAACACCTTGTAGGTGATGTACTGGTCGGGCTTGAGGTCTAGCTTGGCTGGCACCCCATCCAGGCGAATAATGCGGCATCTCTTACCAGAGAGACAGTAGAGGTCGGTGTCGCCAGTCACGATGCCCACGTCCTCCATCCGTAGGAACTTGGCGAGCACCGCTACTAGGTCATCGGCTTCAAGACCGGGGTGAACCACATGGATGACAGGGAGGCAACTGGTCATGCGGAGGAGGATGTCCTTCTGCCTAGACAGGTCAGCCACAAACTCCGGGTCCCTCTTCCTATCAGCCTTGTAGGCGGGATACAGCTTTGACTGGGGCTCGTGCCCAGCATCCCAGCAGATGACCATCTCCTCCGGTTCGTAGAGGTCAGCCAGATGGCCCAGTGTCTTGATCGTACCGTAAGCGGCCCCGACGTTCCGCCCCGCTGCATCCGTCAGGTGCAACTTGTAGGCGGCGCGGTAGACGAGGCCGCTCACATCCACGAGCAACCGCATCCTACTTGACCTTCTTTTTGATCGAGGCGGTCACCTTCGTGGCTACCTTGTGGGGCTTAGGCGCTACCCCTTCCTCCTCTTCAAGCTCGTCCTCCTCTTCTTCCTCTGGCTCCTCGAAGACCTCGTCCTCCTCACTCCCCTCCTCCTCTGCCCCTTCCGCATCCTCGTCCAGGTCTTCGTCCTCGATGTCCTCCTCGTCCTCGTCCATGTCCTCATCATCATCCGCAGACCCCCGGATGAGCTTGCGCTGCTCCTTGGTGCTCATGGGCTGTGCGAAGCGGAAGGCGTCGAGGTTATGCAGGTGCTCCAGCGCCTTTGGCGTGACGTATTTGGAGATGTCGACGGCGTCCCCAAACTTGGTCTTGTACCGAGTCCGCATCCCCTTGCCCGTCTTCTTGATGCCCACGACCACGCAGGCACTGGGGTTGGAAATGTCGACCTTCTCGTCATTGATGAACTCGAGGATTTCGCGGAACACTACCGAGGACGCGGGCAGGATCTTGATCACGGCCTCTGGCGTGGAGAGGAGCTTACGGACGTTCTCCTTCTTGGTCGCGTTGAAGAAGGCACGGGACTTGAGGCGGTTCTGTTCCACGAAGTCGGAGTCACCCCGCCGTGCCCGCTTCACCAGCTCCGCACAGACCTGGCACTCCTTGCCGAGTGCCCGCTTCGGGCACACCCCGCGTCCGTGTTGTTCCACCTCCTTCCATATCACGTCCTCGTCTGACCAAGGCGGGAGCAGGAAGAAAAAGTTCCAGCCCTCGTGAAGGTCGTGCAACTCTCCACTGGCACGCTCCTCCACCTCCTTGTGCTTGGCAGCTGCCTTGTCCAAGTCCATCCCGCGATGGGCCGGTTCAGTCTCCACCCTATGTTTCTTCTTGTGTAGCATGTCTCTCCTTCTTTCCATGGTAGCTGTCCTTGACGATCTTGGTCGCCTTACGGACAGACGTCTTGAGGTCTGTCCCGTCCATCTCGGCCCTGTACTGGGCGCCCAGCTGGACGAGCATGTCCTTTCTCATCTCGAAGGCTCGCACCGTGGCCTTCATCACGTCAGATTGGAACTGCCCCGCCCGCAGCCCTTGGGTCAACCGCTGGTGTTTCGCGTGGGTCCGAACAAAGGACTTGCATTCGTTCTCCTTCGCGTCCGAGTGCCCACCCCGGTATTCATCGTAAAGCTCATAGAAGCTGACCTCCACCTGCTCCTCCAGCTCCCGGACGAAGTCCATCGCGCGGGCGTGGAGGAAGGCATAGTGGGCGAAGTAGGCCGCCTGCTTCGCGAACTCCGTGGGCAGGTCACTGGTGATGGACAACTCATCCATCACCTGGTCCTGAAGTAGACGGAGAAGGTCCGGTTTACGCTTGGGTTCATGATTGATGGCTTCGTAGTTACACGTGGGCTTTCCCCGCCCTCGTTGTCGGTCCAATGCATCTTTCGCGGCACTGACCTGCTTCGCCTTCGTTGTCATGCTCATCTCCTTCCTAGTCGTGCTCGCCCCACCACCGTTCGATGGTCGTATCAATACGGAGCGGCATCTCGAACTTGTGTCGCCCGTCAGGCTTGAGGGTTGTCTCCATCCACTGCCGCACCCAGTGTTCTGCCTCTTCCACGTGCTGGCGATGGACGTTGAAGATCATGCCGTCGTGCAAGGTGAGGAGCATCCGGAACCCAGGCAGTCTAACCTTCTTCATCCCATCCCACACCCTCTTGGTGGCTTGGCTCAGAGGGTCGGCACTGCCCTCACTCTGGATCTCGCTGTTGAGGGCTTCCCTCTCCATATGTGAGAGGTCGGCCTCCTGCTTCCCGTAGTCCCGGCTGTACTTGGACTCGAGCCAGTTGAGCCCGTACAGTCGGCGCACCCTACCCGTGATGGTGGTGCGAATGAAGCCTCTCTTGTGGAGGTTCTCGATCACCTCTTCACGGTAGAGGGCGATGCCTTGGTACTTGTCAAAGAAGGCATCAATGACCTTCTGCACCCGTGCCCGTCTATCCCGGGGTTTCATCGCTGGAGGGAATACGTGCGGGTTGGCTTCAGCAATACCGGCAGCCCCACGACCGTAGGTCACTCCGAAGTTCACGCCCTTCGCCACGGCACGCTCGTCCTTGGTGATGATAGGGCCGACCAGATCAACAACAGGGGCGACCCCGATCACTCGAAGGAACTTGGACTGCCGCGGTGTCAGCTTGCCCAAGGACACTGGACCTGCCTTCAGAGCCTTCTCCAACGCGAGGTAGGTCTCCCATTCCTCTTCGGTTGGGTTCCGCATCATGCGGGCTGTGATCGCCATCTTGCTATGGAGGTCAACCCCAGCTAGCAGCTCCCTGACCATCACCTCGTCATTGGCAAGCCACGCTGCAACACATAACTCGACCTTCTGGTAGTCCGACGTGAGAAGGACGTGGTCCTCAGCATCCGGTATAAGGATGCTCCTCAGATCACCCGTCCGTGGCATCTGTTGGATTGGAGGGTCGTCCGCAGAGAGCCGCCCGGTGCGGGCAATGGCTATGTTGTAGTTGGGGTGGATGCGATCTTCCTCTTGCACCCAGCGAAGGAACCCCCCCTTCCCCTCGCCCGCCGAGTCCTTGCCATCGAGGTAGGTGTTGACGTACTTGGCCACCTTTCTCAACTGGATCATCCCACGGGCGACCCCACCTGCCTTCCCCTTCGTGAGAGCCAGGGCTGCCATCACGTTCCTGTCGACGGCTGGGGCCTTACCCCCTTTGGTCTTCTTCCACAGGTCGGCACCGCAGTGTTCAAGAAGGACGACCAGTTGCTTGGTGCTGTTGGGGTTGAAGTCACTTACCCCCAGCACCCGGTCCGCGATCTTGGTGAGCTTCCTGAGGGCTAGTGCCGTCTCCCTACGGTAAAGGTCGCTCAACTCTTGGATGCGCCGTCTAGACAGCCGGATGCCGCGATACTCCATGTCCGCGAGAGGCAGGGTGAGGTCATGCTCTATACGGTAAGCTCGCTCCACCTTGTCCTTCACCAGCATGGGCTTGAGAACCTTCCGCAGCCTGAAGGTTCCATCCACATCGAAGCCGCAGTAGATGTGCCGGGTCTGGTCAGGAACGAGCCACATCCGCAGGCTCTTGCCTTCCTTGTAGGGCTCCAGGACAGCGTCATATTTCTGCCACCCCAGGTACCACTGGCAGAGGAACGTAAGGTTATGTGGCTTGTTCTCATCCAGGACGTGGTGCGCCAGCATCGTGTCAAAGCCCACCTTGTAGTCCACGATGCCCGTCAACCGGCGAAGGCGTTGGAGGTCATACTTGATGTTTTGTCCGTAGAGCCTCGTGGACTCCAGCGTGGCGGTCAGCTCCTCGAGGATCTCGAGGTACTCCTCTCTCCGCCACATTGGGAGAGGCGGGTCGCCTTGCAGGTGCAGGGGCAGGATAGTCGCATGTCCTGCCTTGTAACAGAACCCGAGGCACATGACCACGGACTGATGAACCTGAAGGTTCGTATCCTCGACGTCCACCACGAAGCCCGAGACCCGGCGCAGGTGTCGCAGGAACTCGACGGCCTCGTCCTTTGTC